GTAACCTTTCAACAGATACAGAAATATGAAATGGGTATGAACAACATAGGTTTAGAAAAATTCTATGATCTATGTCAGCTATATAACATCCCTGATAATTTGATTGGAGATTTATTACGACAGTTTAAAGAAACTCCAAATGCAAATGATGTTGTAGCTAGTCCAAAGATACTTCAAGTAATTGATGGAGGAAAGTATGAATGATATTGATAAAGCATTACGAGATTTAGTAAGTGAATTTAAAAAGTTCCATGCTAAAAATCCTGAAGTGTATTCTTTGTTTTGCAAGTTTACATTTCAAGCAATCAATTCAGGTCATGTAAGATTATCAAGTGAGATGATAATTAATCGTATTAGGTGGGAAACAAGTGTTGTTACTACCGATAAAGATTACAAGATCAACAATGATTACAAACCATTTTACTCAAGGATGTTTATGGCAGAGCATCCTCAGTATAATAACTTCTTTAATACGAGAGGAAGTTATGCAGATAACTTAGATTGGAAAGAGTATGTTGTACAGACAGCTGGTTACTCAGCTTAAAACAAGAAGAATAAATCTAAGAATATCAGCACAGGAACTTGCACAAAAGATTGGTGTAGCTGACTCTCTCATTACCGCTTGGGAGAGTCAGAAGAAGATACCTAATGCATCCAACTTTATCAACTGGGCTAATGCATTAGAGTGCGAGTTAGCATTACACCAATTCAAAACTCCACCTGATAATTGGAAACCAAGTGAAGAACTTATAAACTATCTAATGACAAACTATGGAAGTGAGGTTGATTTAAAATATGAAGAAGAACAATTCGTTGATTACTACAAAAGCAATGGAGTCCTTAAAGCAGACTGGGATGCTTGTTTTAGAAACTGGATTAGAAGATCAATCCAATTTGCAAACGCTAGAGGACAAACTAAAACATTCAACAGTCCATATGATTCCAAGTCTATTCAAGAAAGACGCAAAAGAATCTATGATGTTGCGAGTGTGGGAGATCAGACAAGCAATGAGGAGAAAAGAAAAATTAGTGAAGAATGATATTGATACCGAAGCAATTAATATTATTCAAACTATGGCTAACAAGCTACAACCTTGTAACCGCAAACATATAGCAGTATGTATTGAAACTATTGCTAGTACCTTTTCCATTAACATCCCAAATGAATTGGGGCTGGAACAATACTTTAGAATACTTCTAAAGTACCCAGCTTCAATGCTTACAGAATGTACTGATGATATTATCAAGACATTCAAATACGCAAGGTTGCCATTACCTAAAGAGTTTATTGATAGATTGGACACCAATTACGAGTATCACAAAGGTTGGTTACAAAATATTACAAAGACTTTTTATGACCTTGAAATGTATGTACAAAATGGTAATATAAATAAAACAAATAAGGAGTAAACATGAAAACTAATGAAGTTAAAAAGACTCCAATAGTGATGATAGATCGCTCAACTATTCTAGGTGGATCAGATGCCAATAGAATTATGCGTGGCGATTGGCATACACTTTGGCTTGAAAAGACCAAGCGACAAGAACCTGAGGACTTATCTTGGAACTTACCTGTTCAGATAGGATTACATACCGAAACAGTAAACAAACTATTCTTTGAAAAAGAAACAGGAATAGAAACACATGATCCTACTTATGAAGAAGTAGATGTACCAAATAGAAAAGAGTTTATGTATGCATCATATGATCTTGTTGCAGATGATTGCATTGTTGAACTCAAACATACCAATTCAAATAATACATTAGATAATTGTATCAGTACCTATATGCCACAGATACAACATTACTTAATGGTAAGCGGATATAAGTTTGCTTATCTTTCTGTAATCTTTGGCAATCAAAGACATGAAGTTTGTAAGATAGATGCAGACAAAGACTATCAGAAAAAACTTTATGACATTGAGAAATCTTTTTGGTCTTATGTTGAACAAGACAAAGAACCTGAAAAGATTGATACAAGTGAGTTACCAAAACTTGCTGGTAAAATTAAGATCAATGATATGCAATCTATTGACTTCAATGAAACTGGCAACAATGAATTTCTATCCCATGCTAGTAGATGGGAAGAAACAAAACCTCTAGCTGATGAACATAAAGCATTAGGTTCAATCTTAAAAGGATTTGTACCTGATGATTGTCGTAAAGCTACAGGTGGCAATGTTCTTATAACAAGAACAAAAGCTGGTTACTTAACCATTAAACAAAACCAAAGGAGGTAGAACAATGGCTAAACCACTAGACGAAAGAGTAAAAGAAATACTCAAGAAACTTGGCTTTGATCCTAAGCAATGCTTATGGGATTGTCATGGAACTTGGGTTATGTATCATAGATATATTGAGATTGCAGGTGCAAAGAACTCAATTAGTTATGATCTTACCGAGATAGAAACCAATTCAAAAGATGGCATAGTATGTATTAAATGTATCGCTAAACGAAATGGAGATACAGTTATTACTTATGGAGAAGCTAGTCCTAAGAATACTAGAAATGCTTATCCATATGCTATGGCCGAGAAACGAGCAGTAGATCGTGCAATCTTAAAACTATTAGGATTACATGGCTTTGTCTATTCAGAAGATGAAATGGATTTAAGTCAAACTAATACTAATAACAATAAGGTTGGTGCGAGTGATACTGATGTACTAGAGAAGTTTCAAGAACAAATAGATACTTCAACTAATGCAAAGGTTCTCAAAGGATATGGAAAGATGTATGCAAAAGCTATGACTAAAGCAAAGTCAGATGCTCCAGCAGTATATCAACATACCAAAACTAAATATGAAAATAAACTCAGCGAGTTAAATGGAAAGGAGTCCAATGTATAACTCAATCACAATCGTAGGTAATCTAGGTCGTGATCCTGAAATAAAACAAACTTCTAAGGGTGGCAACTATGCCATCCTTAGTGTTGCAACACACAGGAAAATGGCAGGAGAAAAACAAACTGAATGGCATAAGGTTGTTGTTTGGGATGAAAAGA